GTCGTGACGGGCGAAGGCGCGAACGAACTGGCGGCCGGCCTTGCCCAGCTGCTCACCGTCTCGGGCGGATCGACCAAGGAAATCGGGGCCCTTGCCGGCGAGCTGGACGAGCTGCGCCTCCACACGGCCGAGTCGGCCGGCGGCATTCTTTCCGCCGCGGGCGCCGTCGCCCGGGCCACTACCGGCTTCCACGCGACGGCCGGCGAGGCGATGGCGATCGCCAGCGTCATGTCTGAGATCGGGGGCCGCGCCGAGTTCGCGGGGCAGGCCGTCGCGGAATCAATGGGAAAAATGTCGGCGGCGATCGGCCAAGGCGGGCTGTACCTCAAGGACTTCAGCGTCTTCACGGGCAAGTCGGCCGACGAGTTGACGCGCATGTTCAAAGACTCGCCTGTGGACGCCTTCGTTCTCTTCCTCGACTCCCTGCATCGCGCTTCGGACGAAGGGAAGGACTTGAACCGAACGTTGGATCTCCTGGGCATCGGCAGCGGCAAGGCGAGCGAGTCGCTCATCACGATGTCCAAGCACGTCGACAAGGTGGAGGAATCGCTCCGCCTGGTCCGCGAGGGGGGCGTGAAGGGCATCGAGATTCCCGACACGCTCACGAACCAACTGAAGATCCTGGGGAACAACCTGGACGCGATCGCCCTCAAGATGGTCAGTTCCGACGGCCTGCTTGCGGATTTCAAAGGGATGCTCAAGGGCATGACGGACGCCTTGGCTTCCGATCAGATCGGCCTTGCCGCCGAAATCTTCTGGGCCACGATCAAGCTGGAGTGGACGAAGGGCTTTGCCTGGATCTCCAAGATGTGGGACCAGTTCGAACCCGTCTTCGATGAGTTCGGCAAGCGGCTTGTGCAGACCATGGGAATCGCGGGCGCCAACGCGGGCGCCGCCTTGTGGGCGGGGATGAAGAACTCCGCCGCGTCCTACTGGGAAGGGATGAAGCACGATCAGACGATCAAGGACCTGACCACGGACTACATGGGGCAGTTGGACAAGATGGATCCGCAGTGGAAGCAGCATCAGACGGCCCCGGCGGTCCAGGAGCGTTTCCAGTCGTACAACTCCGTCGTCGCGATCGAGAACCAGCGGCATCAGGACGAACAGTCCCGCCTCGCGGGCACGGGCGCCGTAACCGACGACATGCTCAAGCAGATGTCCGGCGTGTGGGGCAAGCCATGGCCGTCGACGCTCCCCAGCGCCAACGCCGCGGATGTCCAACAACTTGACGCCGGCATCCAGGCGGCGCAGGCCGAAGTGGACCGACTGCGGGCACAGGCCAAGGCTACGTCACAGCCGGCGACCATGCCGGCGTCCGCTCCCGCCGGCGGCGGGTACTCCTGGATCGGCGACACGACGGACCTGGGCATGTGGGGTTCGGCTTCATCTGGCGGCGGCGCTTCCGGTGGATCTTCGGATAACGCCCACAGCCAGGCGATCCGCGATCGGCTGACAGGCTACACCAACGAGCAGCGGGCCCTTGCCCAGCTGCTCCCGCAACGGCAACGCGAGGCCGAACTCCTTAAGATTGAAGCCGACGCCAACCTTGCCTTCGGCAAGGACTCGGACGCGGCGACGGCCTCCATCCGCGAGCAGATCCAGGGGTACGACGATCTGCAGAAGGCGCAGGGCGATGCGGAATTCGACAAGGTCCTCCAGGATCTTCAGGACGAGACCCGCTTCACCTACCTCGGCAACGAGCAGCGGGCGATCGAGGTGGAGCTTCTCAAAGAGCGAAACATGCTCGCCTCGCACGGCATTACCGGCGCCGATCAGGATGCGCAGCTCCGCAAGCTGAAGGACGGCCTGGATCAGCTCCAGCGGGCCAAGGACCTTCAGAACCTGGCTCACGACATGAGCAATGCCTTCGGCGATGCCTTCGAGTCGGTCATCCTGGGTACCAAGAACCTGAAGCAGGCATTCCAGAGCCTGATGCTCGACATCGAGAAGATCATCATTCACGACATGGTGACCGTCCCGCTGGCGCGCGGCATCGAAGGCCTACTGGGCGGAGCCTTCGGGTCACTATTCGGCGGCGGTGCGCCCGATATGTCGGGGGTCCCCAGCGGTGGGCACGCCATGGCCAGGGGCGGGGCGTTCGACCAGACTCGCCTCCTGCCGTTCGCCGGCGGCGGGATCTTCGACGGCCCGACGTTCTTCCGCTTCGCCGCCGGCGCCGGCGTCATGGGCGAGGCCGGGCCGGAAGCGATCATGCCGCTGGACCGCGGGAGCGATGGCAAGTTGGGCGTCCGGGCGCGGGCGGGCGGCCAGTCGGCGATTCCCGTTGTGATCCAGATCGTCAACCAGAGCAGTCAGAAGGTCCAGGCGATCCCCGGCCGGCAGACGTTCGACGGCGAGAAGTACATCCAGCAGGTCGTACTGAAGGACCTGGACCAGTTCGGGCCGATCAGTCAGAAGCTTCGAACGAAGGGCTTGCAATAGGAATCCCCCATGGCCGACGTGTTCCCAACGCTCAGCAGCAAGCCGGACGGAGAGTCCTGGTCCGAAGGCGCCTCGATCGATCCGACGCTCCGCAGCGAGTCAGAGAACGGCATCGTGGCCACGCGGCCGCGATTCACGTCCGTCGCCCGCCAGTGGCAGATTCGCTATCGCAACCTGTCCCAGACGGACAAGGCCACGCTGGAAGCGTTCGAGAAGACGGCCGCCTATGGGGCTGGCGTCTTCTCATGGCTCAACCCGACGAACGCGACTACGTACCAGGTCCGGTTCGGGGCGGTCCTGGATTTCCAGATTGAGCCCGAAAACCCCATGCTGTGGCACCTGGATATGACGCTGATCGAGGCGAACCCCAACAGCGGCGTGTCCTGAGAATGAACCGGAGGTGTCCACGTGAAGCAGCTCCCGGCCGCACTGATCATCGAGAAGAACAAGCTCGCGTCTACCAGCCCCTGGCTGGTGCTGCTGGACATCACGCTGATCGACGCGGCCAATCCCGCCAACACGACAGTCCTTCGCCTGGTGAGGAACACGGAGAACGTCACGTTCGGCGGCAACCTGTACACGGCCTTTCCGTTCAACATCGAGCCGACGCAGTACTCTTCGAAGGGGGAGATCCCGACTGTCACCCTACAGGCGTGCAACATCACCCGCGCGATCCAGGAGGACCTGGAGGCGTACAACGGCGGCATCGGATCGACCGTGCTGGTGACGGTGGTCAGTGCCGCCCACCTGGCGGAAGACTACGCCGAACTCCAGATGCTCTTCGATGTCATCGCCTGCACGACGGACGCCACCTGGGTGACGTTCACCCTGGGTGCTCCTAACCCGCTGACCAAGCGGTTCCCCCTGGACCGCTATCTCCCGAACCACTGCGGATGGGCGTTCAAGAGCTGCGAGTGCGGGTACGCGGGCGTCACGTACACGACGTGCAATCGAACCTACACGGATTGCGAGACGCGGGGGAGGACGGCCCGGTTCGGCGGGTTCCTGGGGCTGCGGTCAGGGGGCGTCCGTGTGGTCTGACCTGCTAGGCAAGGAGTATGCCGAAGGGGCGGTGGGGCCCGACCGGTACGACTGCTACGGGCTGTGCCGGGAGATCGCCCGCCGCGTCGGCCGATCGCTCCCGGATCTTCCTCACCCGTCCAACCTCCAGGAGACGCACGAACTATATCTCCAGGCGGCAGAGTCCATGAGGCGACTGCCCGCGCCGGCTCCGTTCTGCGCTGTCGCGTTTATGATGCGGCCCCCCTTCGTGACGCACATCGGCATCGTGCTGGAGGATTGCCGGCGATTCATTCACATCCTCCGCAAGCGTTCCGTCGCGATCGAGCGACTCGACAACCCGCAATGGCAGCGGAGAATCGCAGGGTACTATGAACCTCCAGTTGATCCGAATCACCAATCCGTTTGACCGATCGCAGCGGGACACGCCGCCCGCGGCCTATGACGAAAGCCCGTCGCTCGCCCGCGTAGTCTCCGACCACTGCCAGGGCGTCGACGTCGTCGCCAGCATCAACGGGCAGGTCGTGCCGAAGCCCCTGTGGGAAGGCACCATCATCCGCGAGGGCGATCAGATCCTCATGGTTCCGATCGTCGAGGGCGGAGGCGGAGGGAAGAACATCTTCTCGATGTTGGGCCTGATCGCATTGACGGTCGCATCTTATGGCGCTCTGGGCCCTGGGGCGCTGGGGCTTGCCGGGCTTGGCTTGACCGGCGCTGCGCTCTATGGATCCGTGGCCCTTGTGGCGCTCGCGGGCGGCCTGCTGATCAGCGCCATGACCCCGGTCCCGAAACCATCGAGCGCGCCAAACGCGGGATCGAACCTTTCGCAGGTCTTCGGCTGGGCCCCGCAGACGATGCAACAGGTCGGAGATGCGATTCCCCACTTCTACGGCCGGAACAAGCTCTATGGCAACGTTATCTCGGCCTACACGGAACCCTCCACCCGGGGCGAGAGCCAGGTGCTGAACTGCATCATTGCCCTGGGCAGGGGCCCCATCCAGAGTATCAGCGACATCCGGATCAACGGCCAGCCGATCGAGAGCTTTGACGGGGTGGACTACGATCTCCGTTACGGGTTCCTGGATCAGCCCGTCGTTGCCGGCCAGAACGCGACGAAAACTGAGTACAGCGTCTCCCACAACGTCACGGCGACGGGCGGCGCGTACACGTACAACATCCCGAGCGGCCCATGGGATCAGTTCGAGGTGGACGTCGCCTTTCCCAACGGCCTCTTCCACATCGCCAGCTCCGGCCTTGCCGCCAACAGCGTCGATTGCCGCATCGAGTACAAGCGTACCACTGACACGGATTGGCTTCCGCTGATCGCCCATCCGATCGCCAGCATCACGGGGATCAGGGTCAGCACGACGAACTACAAAATGACGATCACCTTGTCCGACTCCCCGGGACCCATGCTGGCCAAGTACGGCATCGTCTACATTGAAGACGTGCTGGGCATGACCGAACTCAACGGGCAGATGTGGGTGGTCGATTCCGTGTCGGGCAAGACGGTTGTCCTGGCCGCCAATACAAGCTTCCTCACGTTCACGCCCTATGTCTCCGGTGGACAGCTGCACAACCTGTCCGACCAAGCCTGGTTTATCACGGCGATCGTCAAGGACAGCGGCAACCGGCCGAAGCTCACAGTCAGCCGCGCCCACACGTGCGCCGTCGGCGACCTGGTCTTCATCCAGGACGTCGGCGGCATGACGCCGTTGAATAACAAGAGCTGGACTGTTGCCTCCAAATCGAGCACGACGATCACCCTGACGGCCGACGCGACGGCATGGGCGGCGTACACCAGTGGGGGCAAGCTCTATAACACAGCCATCGCGATCACTGACAGCACCAACGGCAACTGCCGGCGGACCTACGGGCCGGTGACGAGGCCCGATCCGGCGGCGGACTACCAGCTCCGCGTGACGAAGCTCACGGCCGATCGCAACGATCCGATGTACGGAGACGATCTCTATGTCGCCACTGTGCGGACCGCCGTCAGCTCCCAGCTCCAGTATCCGCGGCTGGCGTATGTTGCGATCCGGGCTCTGGCGACGGAGAACCTGAATTCAGGCCTGAACTTCTCCTGTATCTCCGAAGGCAAGTACGTTCGCGTCTGGAACGGAAGCGTCTGGACGATCGGCTACTCGACGAACCCGGCATGGGTCCTGTACGACGTGTTGACTCAGCCCGTCTTCAGCGGTGTCGACCTGGCTCATCTGGCCGTCGTCCGCTACGACGGGATGGATCCATCGCGGATCGACACGGCCATGTTCCTGGAACTGGCGGAGTACTGCGACGAGATCGTCTACGGCAGCCAGAAGCGGGTGACGTTCAACGGCGGATTCGACGTGGACGACAACCTGTGGAGCACGG